GTAGCAGTATTGTTCATGGATTTTTCTGCTAAGGATGCAACTGCTTGAATACCAATTATCGCAGCTCCAGTAAGATCACCAATCAACTTACTTAAAATACCATCTTGACCGCTTATAAAACTACGTCCGGTATTATTTTCCTTAATCATTTGTTTTATTTCGTCTGAAGTTTTTCGTTGCGCGGCGGCTATTTCAGCGAGGGTTGGTTCTCCCATATATTTCTCCAGTATAAAATGCGTATATAAATACTACATATGATATTTATCTGGAGATAATAATGGCCAATAACCCATTGAAAAAGTATTTTAGACAACCCAAAGTTTTTATTAAATTGCCTAGCCGAGGAGTATATAATGCTCCTGGCACACTAAACAGTGATCCTGAAAATATTGCCATATTTGGCATGACTGGAATGGATGAAATACTGATGAAAACTCCAGATGCATTGCTTAACGGAGAAGCCACTGCTAGAGTTATAGAAAGCTGTTGCCCTGCAATACAAGATGCCTGGGATTTATGCTTGCTAGATTTGGATGCAATACTCACTGGCATACGAATCGCCACCCAAGGCAACACCATGTCCGTTACACATCAATGCAAATCGTGTAATTCTGTCAATGATTATGATATTGAATTAGGTAATATTGTCGAGCACTATAATAAATGCGAGTATGACAATAAAATTGTATTGAAAGATCTTTCAATCAAAATCCAACCGTTAACGTACAAGCAATGGACGGCATTTCAGTTGAAGAATTTTCAATTGCAACGTCAACTTAAACAAATAGTAGATATGGATGATCAAGAACAACAGAGTGTAATGATCAATGGTATGTATGAGCAGTTGACACATATTCAGACAGACGCACTCTTTTTACAAATTGCCAGTGTTGATATTGGCAATCAAGTGGTCGAAGAAAGAGAATTTATCACCGAGTGGTTGGCTAATTGCGAAAAAAATATTTTTGATGCTGTTAAAGCTAAGATTGAAGAAAATCGAATAGCATGGGAAATTCCTAAACTTACAGTCATGTGTGATAGTTGCAACAAGGAAAACACCATAGTGCTTACCATGGACCAATCAAGTTTTTTCGTAAAAGCCTAGTTGGAATGAAAGAATCAGATATTGAAGAATATCTGACTAGGCTAGAAGAAGGTATAAAAAGTTATAAATCTCAATTGTACCGCATGTGCTGGTACATGCGCGGCGGTGTAACTATAGATAATTTATTGTTTGATTTGAGTCTAGAAGATATCCAAATCATGAATCAGATTGTGCAAGACAATATTGAAATTACAAAAAAGAGTGGAATGCCCTTGATTTAAAAACGTTTGAGCTGTTTCATACGTTCGTCTTGATCATTCTGATGTTTGATAAACTCGTTTGGATCCATCAGATTCAAACCTTTGAAGTTTGCCACTCTGTCATTATCAACAGCAGTTTGTGTATTAGGATTAACCTTGTCTAATGGAATACCTGTTTTTTCTTGTATCCAAGGCCAAATTTTATCCCATGTAAATGCAACACCTGTTCCAGTCATACGAATGATTGGCATGAATATGCTGCCAGCTAACCAAGCAATACCTGAATCTGTTCCTAGCCATAAGACAATGCCACTGCCTGCCGCAACAATAGCGGCACGCAATAGCCCGCCAGCTTTGCCAGGTATGCGTCCTATATAGCTTTCAAGAAAATCAAATAATGTATTAACAACTGGAGTACCTTTCTTTAACCATGTGGCTAATATAGGTATAAGAATTTGCGCACTCCACACACCATAATACATGTCGCGCATCTGTTTGATATACGCATCTTTTTGTTCTTGTGTAAAACTGGCAAATTTTGGATTACTTTGTTGAAATGTAGCTAGAGGTTGCGCGGCCACTTGATCCAGTGCATAAAGATTTAAATTTAATTCTATTAACGGAGCAATACCAACTGCCGTTCTCAATAAGTTCGCCGCGGCTGGATTCTTGCCAGCTAACGGATCTGCCTTACTAAGTTTAGCAACTGCATCAGGATTCTGCTTTTTCCAATTGGCCACAACAGCATCAATTTCTGCTTGAGTCATTGTTCCGGGAGCTTCAGTGATTATGTCTAAAATCTTCATGATATGTTATTTATAGTATTGAAAGATGTACTGCGTACATCTGCTCTTCGCTTTCGCTCGAGCTTTTCTTAGTTTCTTATTGTGTGTATTGTGTAGTAGTCAAGTGCGAAGCACTGTAAATATTATCTAGATCGTTCAGTCACACTTAGCCCTGGCGGGCTAAAAATGAACATTATCTGAGTCGAGCAGTTCACTTAACGTTACAGCATTACAGTGGCGGTTGTCCGGTACCACGAGCTGAGTCTTATACAACGGCGGGTCTTGGTGCATACGTTAACATGCGTCAAGCCGTGGGTATTTCTCCCTCTTTTAGCCTTTAAAAATAAATTTCTCTTTAAAATCAAACGGGTTTACATTAATGTAAGGCATATCCCATCCGCGTCTGTTACGATAGTGATTTTAAACCCTTCCGCCAAGGCAAGGAATTCCATTCACTGCGATCCGTGATCCAGCTGTAAGGGCACAATTTGGTCGCCTGTGCGGGCTTATTTGGCAGTTAAAAGGCCTGAATTATTGAGCTTTGAGTATGTGTGAACCATGTACACGGACAGATATCTGGCCGTTATAATAGTCTTTTGATTCTAGAACTTTGCGGGAAAATTGTTCTCTGGCCTCGAAGTAAGAGCATTGCGCCTTGGATGTGCAGTAGTATAGGATTTCTCGAGTGAAGTTTTCTTTGCCTAATTTCAATACGTCCACGTTTAATTCTAGATTCGAGCCATAATAATCTCGCCAATCCGAATCAATTTTTGACCGTATTTTCTTTCGTTTCTTAGTGCCGTTCTTGAGCTTGACCACCCTGTAAGATGTTTTAGCGAACTTGGCTAATTTTTTGCCTATATACATGCGTCCAGAGATTGTATTGGTTATGAGATATACAAAACCTACGCACTCTTCGGGCAAGGTTTCTATTATAGTATTTTCATAAATCCAAGACATACACTAATTAGTGTCTGCGTCTCCGGTCCCCTGCTTCTTTTGAGCCTTGTCGGCGTCCACACTGTGACGCCAGTCTTGTATGAGTCTGCGCCGTTCACGTGAGATGATGCGAATCTGGGCCAGCCAGTATCGTGTTTGTTCCCCAGCACGGCGTGTGCCTCGATTGATCCAACGCTGATTTGCTTTGAAGTACTCGTTAAACGCCCGCATGAGCTGTGTGTGAGTTTCTTCATCTTGTGGAATCATTTCTTAACGTGTTCCTTAGCCAGTTCTGGAGCAATACGATCCAGTTCTTCTTGATGCGCATAGCGAGCAGGAGGATTTAAGTTCCAACTGTCTGATGTGAAAATACGTACCGGTTTCCAGTACTTGGCAATGATATTGTTGATAACAACAATTCCTGCTACTACAATTACAAAACCCAACATTGTTAAAATACTTCCGGCTAAAAACACCGCGGCTTGATCCATATCCATTATTCTGTTACCTCTAAATCGTTTGCGTAGCTAGTAAAGCCATTTTCCTTAATGACTTTAAGCACGTTGTTTACCCGCCCAATCAATTCATCCTTGTGACTGATTAAGAAGATGTTCTTTTTGCGTTCACGGCTCATCTTTTTAAGCACGGCTAACGCACCCTCGACACCGCTAGCATCTAGTCCGTTGTCAATTAGTTCGTCAACAAACAACAAGTTGATCTGCTGATACAAACTTTCCCACACGTCACGAAAACTCCATGACAAACCAAGTATAAGACGGTTACGCTCTCCTCGACTTAGGTTATCAAAATCTAAGTCTTGCCCTAGCTGTGTTATCTCAACTGTTAGGTCATTTTGGAATACCACAGTATGCGGTAAGCCCATCTTGTCAAGATAATAAGTTAGACGATTGTTAAGATAAGCTAGGTTTTGATCTATAATCTTTTTGCGTATAAAGCTGTCTTTGCTGGTTAGTAGTTTAAGTAAAAACTCCTGATGGTCTTTAAGCGTGTTAAGCTCATTGACCTTATCCCACGAAATTTCCTGCATGGCAGTATGACGTAATTCGTCAATTTGCTCCTGGTAAGGATCCGTTTCGCCTGCCTTAACAGTCAGTTGTGTTTCAAGAGTTTTTAAATTATTCTGATGTTTAAGTGCGGCTTCCACTGTGTCATAATATGTGTTAGGACGCTGTGCAACTTCTCCAATAGAACTAATCTCTTTCATGATTTTAGCAAGATCCGCGGCCACTTTATCCATATACTTTTGTGCTTCTTCAAGATGTTTGACAGCAGTAGCACTCATTTCTTCATGTTTGTGATCATGTAGTTCTTGTTCGCAAGCGTGACACTTTTTGTTCTTCAACTTAGCAAACTCGTCAGCGTACTTTTTTACGCTTCGCTCCGCTTGCGCTGTCGCGCTGTCTAGCGTTGCCCTCTCCTTAGCCAGGCTTTTCAGCTTTGCTGTCTTTTCTTCGAAAAGTTTTAGCTCGCTGTGCTTGGCCAGTTCAGCTTCAAT